TCGCCTCGCTCAATAGCCTGCGCGCACTTGAGCGTGAGTTTACGAATAGTTGAGGGCTTAAGAGTTTGTAATTCTTTCTCATCGTCCCACTTGCCTTCCTCTCGCCATTTGCCCAGCGTTTTAATGCCAATGCCTATCATTTCCGAGATATTGGCAATGCTAAAGCCTTTGGCAAAAAGCTCCTTAGCTTGTGATTTTTTGTAATCTGCCTCAACGGCTGTTAGTCGTGCCATATTCTATTGTAGTAATTGATTTATTTTGTTATTAATCTCTTCAAACTTTGCTACGTTGTTAGGGGCGAAGTTGCCAGGGCCTGCGGGGGTTTGTATCACTGCCGTTTTAAGTTCATTTAAAAGCTCATTTAAAAGGCTTTTAAAATCTACTTCACCCCGTTGCAGGTGTACACCTGCTTTGTCTATGGTAAGCTGAGTGTCTTCTATTCGCCAGCTAACGCTCTCAATC